AAGGGGACATCCACCATGTGTTCACACGGTTAACGCGCTCGGTGCGGCTTTCTTGCAGTGCATCCACTTCGGAGAAGTCAGACACAACCCGCAGCCCGTCGCTGTCTGGGAACATCCGAAGCAGCCGGGTCCACTCTGAATCCATCAGCATTGAGCGGGACTGTAGCTGTTCCCAGTACAAGCGCATTTGCTGCCTTGAACTTGCATAATTCGCAGATTCAACGCCCACACGAACAGGCACCACACCGAGCGCTGCCATCACGGCCTCCTTGGCCATGTTGCGGGTCTCTTGGTACTCCAGGTCTCTCAAGCTGTGTGAAAGCTGTTTGTATTCAACGCCCGCGCCAAGGATGACTGTCCCCGACTTCTGTCTGAGTTGTTTCTCGAACCCTTCGCGAAGCTGTGTAATTTGGGGTTTTGTCCAGATGTCATCTTGTGCAGGGCTCAGGATACCCGTTGGAAGTCCCGTCTGCGCGCTCTTGGCTGCAAGCTCCGACGCCGCCAGATCCGTCGTAAGGTCGTTGTGTAGACTTTCAATCGCCCCACTACCGTACAACATCGATGGGTTAGACTGCCAAGATGGCGATCGGAAGTGTAGGACCTGTTCGTAACCGTAACGAACGACCGACCCTGCCCCGTTGTATTCGTATTCCTTGACCTGTCCGTCATCGTTTGGGACGATCTTGACGCGCTCCGGGTGCAACCGTAGCAGCGCCCGTGGCTCGCCTTGACCAGCTACCAGTGCGAACGCGTCACCGGTTAGCAGCATATCGACGACCAACTGACGAGCGAACAAAATGCCGGGGGTCCGACTGTTGGGGCGTTCCATCAAATCAAAGAACGGGTGTTCCTCGATGGTCTCCGCGTCTTTACCGCGTCCCTTGATAATTCGGTGGGGTACCTTCGTTAAGTCGCTGGATACAGCCTCCACGCAAGCCCGGACCCATGGAAACCGCGCCATCGCAGCCATGGAATTGATCGCGGAATAAGTACGGCTTCCGGGGTCATCACCGATAAAATCAGATCCGGCGTTGTGCGTGGTGCTACCGTCCGGCCTTACTTCCACAAGGCGAAGCGCTCGCAATATGCGAGGAAACCACCCATCCCGAATTGCCAATTCCGACTTAGCCACGTTTCGACGTTAGCCCAGTTTAGATTTTTTAGCAATTTTCGTTTTTTTAGTTTCCAGTTTTACCCAATCGCAAACGTTGACCGCGCGAGCTTTGAACAGATGTATCTCAGCGCATCGATGGCGTGATCGGATTGCCTGGGTGCGGGTGCGTCCTTGACCTCGGCACCCTTGGACGGCGCCCAGCAGTACCCTTCCATCTCGCGTATCAAGTTGGTGCAACATTCATGAACCACAAGCGCGGGCTGTCCGCTGATGGGGTTGATGGCCAAGCGCTCCGAAATGGAATTAATCCCGCTGCGAATTGATCCGCGTTCCTTTTTGGCCGCAATCGATGGGATCCCGTGTTCCCTGGCAAGGCTTAACCGCGCGCCCCGATCTTCCGGGTCTGCTACCATCCACAGCACCTCACGCCCCGCTAACAGCTTGTGGATGGCTTGCGCATGCTGTGAAATGGTCCATTGTTCTTGGTAGTGCTCACCGATTACTTCGAGCGTATCGTCGGCAGTTACGGCACACAGCAAATACGCGGCTGGGGCGCGGGTTCCAAAGTCCATGCCCGATATGAAGTACTCGGCATCCACATCCCGAACCGGGACTACGTGCGCTGAACGGCTCCATTCGGTAAATACCCGCCCTTCTAACTGCGTGAACTCTCCACGGTCCCGTGCTGCTCGTTCGCCAGCATTGACGCCACGCAACAACCGCGCCCGCTTCTCTTGGTCGATGTGCGGGTTGTCGGCGCCGTGTAGAAAACACGCCGCGCTCCCTTCGTCGGGACTTCCAACGAATCGACGATGAACCCATGAGAAGCCCTTCAACGGTGTCATGGTCAGCATCGCCCAGCCCGATCGATCCTCCCACAGTGAACGCGTCAACCGCTGCATCCCTTCGTTGTATATGGATTCGTCGTGCTCCTCGTCCAGCCACAATACGTCCGCGCTGAATCCTTGCATGGCTCGCGCTCCGGAGTCGTTAGTTAGAAAGCGGATTTTCCCGCCGTTTGGGAATCGTGCCTCACTGAATCCGGGCCCGTGCTGGTTCCGCCATTCCGTACCCGCTGGCGCCCATCGTTCGACCGCCGCGCGTTGAATGTTGATGCTCATTGTGCTGTTCAGACTGGACGCGAGCACAATCCCCGGCCGTGGTGGGAACAATGATGGTTCCAACTTATTGCGCCGGATGAACGCTTCACACGCTGCATGCTTGCGACCGTAAGCCACAGCACACGCCACCATCGCACCGAGCTCTGTCTTGCCGCTACCATTGCCGCCGAACGCCGCCACGGCATCCACGCCAGCCCGTTGCAATGGTGCCCGCTGTGATGTGCGTGGCGGCTCATTGTGCCACAACGTAGCAAATGCAAGGGGGTGTTCTTCTTTCAACCGTGCAAGCGCCTCGATAGCCGGAGCAACCGACAGCACCGCGTTGATGCTACTCACTTTGCCGCCTTCTCTGTCTCGATGACTTTCACACCATGAGCGAACAACGCCCCCATATGGTGACGGATCCGCGCCTCGCATATCTGCATGTACTCCGGTTCTCGCTCGATACCGATGAAGTCGAAGCCCTCCAAGACCGCCGCACATCCCGTCGTACCTGAGCCCATGAACGGATCAAGGATAACCGACCCCGGCTGTCCGCCTGTTAGCTTGCACAACCACCGCATGACCCCGATCGGCTTGACCGTCGGGTGATGGTTAGACCTTTCTGTGGTTCTTAAATTCGGCACATGATGATCGGTCTTTCTGCCGTCCGTTCTTCGGACCAACTTCAACCGTTCGCACCCTGCCTCCCGTTCTGATCTGGATGCTTTCGGGTGAGCGTATATGTTGGCGGGCCAACGTCCGAGATTGTGGCCTCCGGTGCGCTGTGCGGTGCCTAATCCGAAGATGCTTTCACCACTTCCGTCGCCCCCCGCTCCCCCGGTGTCCTCACCACCCGGTCCCGGCCAAGCATCATCACCATATGCAAACCGGCACCCGTCGATATTCAGAACCCCAACACCGTGCTGCAATGCGTTAACCGCCACTGTCCCGGACAACGGCTTGCGCGCCAGCACAGCGGGCTCCTGTGCGGGTTTCAACGCCGTTCCGTAGCCGTTCCACTTCTTGGCCGCTTCGCTTCGTGGCTCATACGGTCCGACCGGGTTGCTGGTCAGCTTGTGCGCCTGTTCTGTGTCGCTGGCTTGGTACGTGCTCGCTGTCGGTATGGCTCGCCCTCGGTTGGGGTGTCCTTCGCCTTTGTCAATAGACAGGGCCACGTTCTTAGACTTAGGGAACCCTGACCAGTACAGCCAGGACACCATATCTCGGATCTCGAAGCCGCCATCCTCAATCGCCGTCGCCAGTCGGTGAACTGTCCGCGTGCCACCGAACGCGACCAGATGACCCCCCGGTTTCAATACCCGCAAGCATAGCCGCGCCCAATCCACGCCCGGTGGCAATGCATCCCACTTGCGACCCATAAAGCCAAGCCCATACGGTGGATCGCAGACTATGGCATCCACGCTGTCGGGCTCCATCGATGCGAGCACATCCAGACAGTCGCCCCGGTATAGTGTGGCCTTCATTCATCCACCGGGTATGCCTGCTCAATTAGTGCAACCGCCGCCTTGACCGACTGCACAAATTCGCTTCTGGTGTGCGCGTCAAGATTCGTACCCAGTGCATACGTGGCACGCCTTGCAAGCCGCTTCAGTTGTCGCGCGTGGTAAATTCGCTCCCGTTGTTCAATCTCATACTGCACCATGAGCGCCGTATGACCCAGCCCCATATCTCTGACTCTTCTCTCAATGACCTCGTAATGGCAGCCAAACGCTGCGCACGCTTGACGATAGAACTCACCCGACAGCCTCCGAGGCTTTGCAAACTGCGACTGATAGTCCAGTACCCGTTTCTTCAGTTCTTGCTTCTCGCGGTCGGCCCATCTTCGTGGCTCTCTTCTCTCTCCCATCATTCTCCCTCCTCTGTGTCAATCATTGGCAGCGCTGGAGCATCCACCCCGAGCACATCACACGCCGCCGGTAGCGCCTTCAGTAGTTCCGCCGCCAGCCTTGGCGCGTCTGCTACCGTGTGAACTTGCGCCTGGAGTTGTACTTGTTGCGGAGCTTCCAAGCCCAGCACGCGCGCCTCAGTAGCAAGCAACCGGGCGACGGTGGTAGTGTGTCCAAGCTCCATGGCCTGGTTGATGGTGGCCTGTACCCGTTGGCGCCAATCGCTCCGAATCTCTTCTGTGGTTTGTTCCTGATCTTGTCCG